GCCGAGAGATCGGCTGCGGGGGCTGCCGGAGCGGCCGGCGTTTCTGTGGTCACTGGTTCAGCCGGTGTCGGCTCTGGCATGTCATCACCTCGTGATGCAAGGTAGCGATTCAGAAAACCGTTGATTCGCTCCCGGATCGCTGCGGCGGGTGCGTCGGAAAAGTAGGCGTCGAGCAGGGCTGTAGCCTGCGCGGGAAGATTTCGGGGATCTGCTTCAGTCAGCGAAAATAGACCAGTGCGAGTGGCTGCGGGGCTGTCTACAACGTCGCCGGCCCTCATGGCGGAAAATCTCATCGGCCACCGCATTTTCTTCCGCTTGTCATTGTCGGATTCGCGGTGTCGTGATTGCTCAAACTCTGCATAACTTTGCTCATCGAGTTGCGTTGCCATTGAGATACCGAACGCCTCTGGGTCTTGCTCAGCAAGGTCCATGACATAATTGCCGAGATCACCCTGTGGGCTGGTATATGCTGCGTCGGCAATGTGCAAATCAGCCCGGACGGTGTCGCCATCGAGCCTGAAATTGGTCCACCTGCCGAGATAAGAGCCCATGCCGTCGTTCGACATATTTGGGTGCGTGAATCTGGCTTTGAGTCCGTTGCGGGTTGAGTTGCCGAAGGTCATTACCTGCTGCAACGTCTCTGCGTCAGCAGTGAACGGGCGCACGTCTCCAGAATTCAGATCGCCGGTTTGCATCATGGCAGCGCCGTAAATAACGCCACCTTCACGGTCAACACGCGCGGGAGCTTGCCTGGCTGTATCGGTGCGAAATGCCGATTTGTTTGGAGCGGTGCTAATTGCTGGCATTTGCTTTGTCCCTTGCTCGCATTTGTCGTTGCACTTTGCCTGCCCATGCCTTGCCCGGATCGCCACCCCAAAGAGCCCATGCGATACGGCCGTTCGATGGGTAGCCTTTTTCGCCTAGCGAAAAACCTTCCGCCTGTTTGTCTACTTCGTGACGGGCGAAGAAGCGAACCATGCGGCCGATCGTCGACGGGCTGACTTGTTTGCCGTTCGCCAGGTCGCGGGCTCGTGCGATGCCGACTGCTGTGCCGCCGCGTTTGTATTCGCGTCGCCATTCAAGCCCCTGCCGGGCTTCCGCTCGCACACCTGCGGGCGGTGTGAAGTTAATACCCGCGTATTTGGCTGGGATGGCGAAGTCTTCACTAATGCCCATTGAGTCGTCAGCGTTGTTGTCCGGCGTATCGTCGGGGCTGTCGTCTGCTGGGTCGGTGTCTTCGTCGAGGTCGAGGGATGCGCGGTAGGCTGCGACGCGGGCTTCCATGTCGGCTTTGGCGTACAGTTCTCGCTCGATCTGCTGTAACGTCTCATCGAAGTCACGGCCGCGGGATGCAAGCGATTCTGTTTGCGTGGTTAAGCCGGCTTCGATGGCTGCAACGTCTGCCTTGACTTCTTTGTCAGGATCAACCCACGGCCAGCCTGGAGGAATCCATTGGTGGTTGAGGAAATGGCTGCGGTTCTCTTCGTAGCGAACTGGGTCGATCGCCACGGCGCCTTGGATAACACACTGGTCGACGAAGCGAGCCCAGAGCTTACGCAACGTCCGATCAATCAACACGTGTTGCCAGCACTTGAACGTAATTCGGCCATCGATTAGAGCGAGTCGGCCGCCGCTGAAATTGTTCGTGAATTGCTTCGCGAGAAGCTCGTATGGGTAACGCAGGGCCGCGGCCACACCATGCAATGCCCATTCAACGTATGGGCCAAGAGTTGTCCCGGGTCGTGCGGGGTCGCTGAATTGAACGGACTCACCATCGCCCAAATACTGAATCGTTCCCGGACTTAGGTCTTCAAGGTTTGATCGGCTTCGGCCTGCCTCTGCCAGTAACGCCGGATCGGTGGCGCCTGTCACAAATGCGCCGTAACATGCCGCCACCTGTTCGGCCACCAAATGCGCGTGAACGAAGTCTTTGAGGTCTTTGAGTTTGCCCATCGCAGGAGCGAGCCACGGAACGCCGCGGAGTTGTCCGGGGCTTGTTTCCTCAAAGCAGTGCAGGAGGTCCATGAGCGGAACCTCATCCTCCATCTGATCGGCTGCGTAACTGTCGTTTGGCAAACTGCGTCGCACGAATGCGGCAATGGCTGTTCCGCGTGCGTCGAGCCTCATCCCCAGTCGCCGCTCTGGCTTGCCCTGTTGCAGCCAGGAATAGACCGGGATTCGTTGCGGGTGAATTACTTGAACGGACAGTGTCACGGGCTTTTCGGGGCTGTCGTCGTTGCCCATATAGAGCCATGATTCGCCGTAAATGCCGTTGCAGCGTTCGAGCAGTCGCTGTTTCGCATAAAAGCCCTCAGTGATTGCCCAGCGGTGCCAAAGCAACTCGATTTGCGTGTTGAATGTCTCGGCCTGCGATTGCGTAACAACGCCTCTGGCAGCCTGCACGCGGGCCTGTGGGCGGATGCCTTGCCCGATGACGTTGTCAACTCGGCCGTTTACTGCAGACGCTGCAAACACGTCGTTGCGGTAAAGGTCGGTTGCCCGGTCGATCATTGTTTCGAGTTCGGTTCCGATCGCGTCGTTCTGTGTCAGCTTCGACGCTATCCACTTTTCGCCGCGGAGCCTGTCGTTGTCTGCGGCTTCGTAGGCTGCGAAGTTTTCAGCAGCGCGGTTTGCCAGCATCAGCCGCAACTGGCCATCGACGCGGGCTTTGATTCGCCCCATTGCCCACGCGGGAGCGATTTGCAGCAGTGCTTTGTCGATACGAGTTGGCTTTGCAGCCTCACGGACATTCGCAGCGTAGTCTGGCTTTCCGCTCATCGCTGGAACCTCACAAGGTTCCGAGCTGCGTGGATGCCGCCTGATGCCTGCCGGCGAAGATCAGAGATTCTGGCGTCGAGTTCAGCCAACCATGTGCTGGTGGGCTCCTTCTGCACCATCTGCCCATCCACGGTGTACGTAATGACGGGAGCCCCTGCCAGCAAACCGGTTTCGACGCGGTCGCGGAGGTCCTCGTAGAGAGCCAATCGTTCTGCTGCGGATCTTGCCATAGTTGCAGCATTGCGACTGCGTGGCGTTTGGTCTATTCAGGTCTGCTAAACGATTAGCGTTTGCGTGCCTCTGCATAGGCGATAGCAGCAGCCTGCTGTGGCGTGTAGCCTTCGGCAATTAGTTTGCGGATGTTTTCCTGAATTGTGGCACGGCTGCTTCCGGGCTTGAGTGGCATTATGGCTGCCTCCGAACGACTGTCGTGAAGCGATTGCCGCACTGGCAGCGCCTGTACTGCTTTTGCATGTCGCCGATCGGCTGTGAGTTGTAGGACGTTGCAAACTGCCCGCACTGCGGACACAGTCCACCGCCAGGTGCCGCGTGGCATGGCGTGTAGGATCGTCGCTGAGTGTATGCTGGGGATTCCAGTGGTTTCATCGCAAATCCCTCACGAATTTCGGGGCCTTTTTGCCAGAAATCACGCCATTCACGGGCTTTTGCTCGGCTTTCCGGCGTTCTTTTTCAGCGTCGAATTGTAGCACAGACAGCCCCACGAATGCCAGATATGCAGCGTCCAGAAGGTGGTTCCGGCTGAAAGTCTGCACCCATTTTTGGACTCGCCCTTTGCCCACCTCAAAAACGACCTGTTCGCGTTCGGCTGTGAGCTGTTTGGCGACTTCTGCGCGGCCGTCGGCTTTGTCGGTGTGTGGAAGGAGTAACGCCGCCCTTGAATCTGCCGGGCAACTCAGAGCCTGGTGGACTCGCCGCTTCCAGTGGTCTGCGTTGTTTTGGTATTCGCGGCGGTAGCCTGTGCCGGTGGTGAATGCTACGTCGTGCCAGCCTTCGCCGATAGCCACGGTGTACTTTGTGCGGTCTTTGGGTGCGTGGTAGACGGCGCCTGAGTGCTGCTTGTAGCCAAATCCTTTGGCTGTGTTCCAGAGCTGATGGGGCTGTGCTGCGGAGCGGACTGTTTCGGTTTCCCAGCCGGCGTCTATTAGAACGATGTCAACGCCTTTTGAGCCACCAGCTTCGAGTTCCCAGCCTGAATCGAATTTGGCCTGCAGGTCTTGAATGGCGTGCTTGAGTGCTGCGGGTAAGTCTGTGAGTTCGCGGTGGATCGGCTCGAATCCATAGTCGATACAATAGGGCTGGCCTGATTCATGCTGTGCAATCACAAACCAGTCGAGTTGCTGGGCGCGGCAGTCAACGCCTGCGGAAATGCGAATGCAGCCGGAAGGAATCAACCCGCGGCGGTATTGGCTTTGACGCTTCATGACGGCCTTGAAATCGAGCGGCTCAATGTCTCGCTGCTTCGGCTGTGCCGGGAGTGCCCAAGTCCACTGCAGGAGTTCTTTTTCTGCGTTGTCGGGGTCCACTTCGCGTTGCCCTCGCCATTCGTCAGCGCCGACGATGCCGGAGGTCATGAAGGTATTTGTGGGCGCGGAGTAGCGGAATCCCATGGTTTTTGTCTGC